ACTATATGCATACTGAACGCATAATTTTGAATTTACAGTCACATGGGATACTATCAGACTCACTATGAGCATTAAAAACATGAAAATCACACCATCATTGCCCACCGCATTCGCAAGGCAAATTGCGATTGGTGTGGACTTGCTGCCACGTGATTACACTTTGCTGTCTGTTGACGACTATGAAGTTGACAAGACAAGGCTGGCACAGTTCCAACAATTGTCTGTTGCTGGGACATTTGAAGAAGCCATGCTCGCATACCACGGACTGAATCTAGCAGAAAACAAACTTGCTGCTTTGCGCTTGATTTACAATACAACCAAGCCATGGTTGCTTGGTCACGTTGTTGGGGAAATGCTTACCAGAATGGAAGCAATTGGCACTTCATCAAAAGAGGCTGCTGATATCGCACAGATGATTGTGGATGCTTTTGCTGCGGACACCTCATCCACGGAAGGCACGGAAACCACAGGAAAACGTGGGCTTTTAGTGAAGTTTGCCCCTGGTGTGATGGAGGTGTCAAATGGCACGAATTAATTCACGTGCCAAAGGTGCTTCTGGAGAGCGTGAGTTTGCTGGTTGGTTGTTTGAAACCTTTTCTGATTTGCGGAACAAGCCAGAGCGCAATCTGGAGCAAGTGCGTAATGGTGGGAGTGATCTGATTGTTCCACCGTTCATGTTTGAGGTGAAGCGTGTTGAAACTCTTTCACTTCACAATTGGTGGATGCAGGTAGTCAAGGCAACGCGTGAGTATGAATCAAAGCACGGTGTTGAACTTGAGCCAGTTGTTTGCTTCAGGCAGAATCGTCAGGACTGGAATTTCCTAGTCAGTGCTAAGCACATGGGCTGTGACAATGGATTCGCACGGCTACAGTCTCCCATCTTTCGCAACTGGGTGGTGAGAAATTGGAAATTCAGTTGACTGGGCCACAGACACAATTTATGCAAATGACGGCCAAGTATCCGTTGTTTGTTGCTGGCTTTGGGTCTGGCAAGTCACTCACAATGGTGCTGAAGATTCTGGATGATTTGAGTTTTCCAGGAGCAAGAATTGGCGCATACGCACCAACATATGATTTGCTGAAGCTGATCACAATAACATATCTTGAAGAATTCCTGACAGAAAGCCAAATCCCATATAAGATGAACAAATCAAGTTTCATCATGGATGTTGAAGGCTATGGCCCAATCATATTGCGCTCAATGGACAACCCAGGGCGCATTGTTGGATACCAAACATTTCGTGCACACATTGATGAGTTGGACACGATGCGTGAAGTCCAAGCCACTGAGGCATGGAACAAAATCATCGCACGGAATCGACAAAAGATTGTAGTTGATGGAGTTATCCAGACCAACAAGGTCAGCGCATACACCACTCCTGAAGGCTTCAAATTTGCCTATAAAAGGTGGGTAAAAAACAAAGTTGATGGGTATGAGCTGGTGCGTGCTCCAACACGGAGCAACCCACATTTGCCGCCTGATTACATTGAATCGCTGCGCGCATCATATCCAGCACAGCTGATTGACGCATATCTGGAGGGTGAGTTTGTCAACCTGACCAGTGGGCAAGTCTATCGTTCATATGACCGCAAATTGAATGATACAGAAGAGACTGTACAAGGGAATGAGCCGCTGTTTGTGGGTATGGACTTCAACGTGATGAAAGGTTGCGCAATTGTTCACGTTTTGCGCAATGGACAGCCGCATGCTGTTGATGAGATTGTTGATTCATTTGACACAGATCATCAAATTCTCACGCTGAAACAAAGATATCAGAACAATCATATTTCTGTTTTCCCAGATGCCGCAGGCAAGAGCCGCACATCATCAAACACCACGGAAACGGATTTGGCGAAGCTAAAAATGGCTGGATACCGTGTTGTTGTTGACTACAGCAATCCATTGATCAAAGATCGTGTGTATTGCATGAATGCGATGCTTTGTAATGGGCTTGGTGAGCGTCGATACAAAGTCAATATCAGGAAGTGTCCAAACTATGCCGAGGCACTTGAGCAGCAAGTGTATGACACAAACGGTGTCCCTGACAAAAGTTCTGACCATGACCACAAGACTGATGCTGGTGGTTATTACATTGCAAAAGAGTTTCCAATCAGAGTAAGGCAATCGCAGACTGCTATTGCTGGAGGATATTAAAATGGCAAATGACAAGTTGGCTACTAATGTTGCTTACAATCGCAAACGATATGTCTGGCGTCAAGTCAGCGATGTTGTTGGTGGATCAGTCACAGTAAAGCAAGCAGGTGAAGTGTACTTGCCAATGCCTTCTGGCATGCGGTCGGTGCCCAATGATGCTGGTGGAATAGCAAAGCCTGTTGGCGGCTCTTCTGTAAGCACAACAGACTACAACAGTGAATTTCTGCCGTGGTATCACCCAAACCCTGCGTATCGTGCCTATTTACAGCGCGGTAGATTCCCAGACATGACCGCCAATACTCTGCGTGGGTTGGTTGGCATCGCCACACGTGTCAATCCTGAGGTGAAGCTGCCAAAGAATCTTGAGTACTTGCTGGAAGTTGCTACTCCGTGCGGCAAGAGTTTGTTTGAGCTGTTCTCGCACTGCGTCAGCGAAGTAATTCAAAAAGGCAAGATCACTTTGGTGCTTGATGTTACTGAAGACAACATCTTCAACATAGTTCCATACCTGCCTCTTGCGAACATCAACTGGAAATATGCGCTGATCAATGGCAAGAAGCGCCAGAGCATTGCAACATTTGTTGAGGGCATTGACAGTGAAGATGAAGAAGAAGTCCATCTCCACTACTACATCAACACAGAAGATGAAAAGAAAAATATTGCGACGGTGCAGAAGTTTGTTGATGGGGTTGAGTTTGGGCCTCCAACTCCATTGGTGTATATGGGCAAAACTCTGGAAGTCTTGCCTGTTGTAAACATAGGCTCTGTGACGAACAATGCCGAGCCTGATCTGGTGCCTCTGCTTGGGCTCAGTGACATTGCGCTTCAAATCTATCGTGAGGATGCTGATGCCTCACAGGCACGGTACCTGACGTGTAACCCAACGCTGTTCATCACTGGTGTTGATCAGACTGATGCCCCACGCGTGATTGGCTCCACGGTTGTGATAGGCATTTCCAACCCTGCAGCTAAGGCATATTACACCAACACCGATACGAGTGCTCTGGAGCACATGCGCTCAAATCGGCAAGACTTGTTTGCTGAGGCTGTTGCCTATGGCGCCCACTTCTTGGGCGCCCAGCAGCAGCCCGAGTCTGGTGAAGCGCTCAAAGTCAGGCAGTCTTCAAACGGTGCCACTCTTATTCATATTGTGAATCAAGTTGGAAAAGGCATCCTAGATGCCTTGAAACTGGCTGCTGAGTGGACTGGTGGTTCTGCTGAAGGTGTTGAGTTTGAGCCGTCGATTGAGTTCAGCGAAGTGGTTCTTAGTGCGCAGGACATCACTGCTCTGGTCGCTGCCTGGGTACAAGGTGGCATATCACAAGACACTCTGCTGGACAACCTGCGCTATGCTGGGATCATTGATCCTGACAAGACCAATGACCAAGAAAAGTCGGACATTGAAACATCGCGCCCAGTAATCCCGATGCCTAGTGGAGCACCTGATGACAAAGCTGCAGGATGAATATCTAAAAAGAGCAGTACAGCTGGCACGTGTTGCTGACCATGAGGCATTGAAGGTTGCTGGTGGCCTCAAAGACCTCCACACACGGATACTGAAACGCATTGCGATTGAGTATCCAGAGTTGAGTGCTGCGAAAGTCAATGCGCTGAACAGTGCTGTGCGCGAGATGTTGCTTGGTTACTACCGTGACCATGTGGAGATGACGCTGCCTGAGTTGTCGCATGAGATTGTCGGCAAAGAAGTGATCTGGGCATACAGTGTGATGGAGCAAGTGACTGGCCAGAAACTGGTGCGCCCTATTTTGCGCGAGGCATCAAAGCGTGCTATGGAGCGGCCATATCAAGGGCACAAGTTCCAGACATGGTTCTCTGAGGCAGGTGTATCAAGTGCTGATCGAATCACAAAGCAGATCACCGGTGATTGGCTGTCTGGTGTTGGTGCTGGCGAGGCGCTGCGCAATGTCTTTGGTGTAACGCAGCGTGCTGAGGCAGATATCAAGACGCTCACACGGTCGATGTTTATGCATCTGTCTGTTGAGGCTCGTGATGTTGCGCTTGAGTCATACAAAGAGCACATAGGCGGATACGTTTGGAGCGCAATACTAGACAATCGCACCACTCCACACATCTGCGGCATTCGTGATCAGCTGCGCTATGACGACAACCATCAGCCTATTGGCCATGATCTGCCGTGGGGTGCTGGGCCTGGAAGGATTCATTTCAACTGCCGTAGCCAGTCGATCCCTGTTGTGAAAGGTGAGGTTTTGCCCACTATGCAGCGGGCTGCAGTGGATGCTGGCGAGAACTATGAGCAGGGAGACAAGTGGAATGCCCGCGGCAAAGTCACAAAGCCGCTGAAAGCAAAACGTGAAGATGGCACATATGAAATCAACATGGTGACTACACGGACAAAATATGAAGGTTGGCTTCGCCGTCAACCAACAGCATTCGTTGCCGATGCCCTCGGCAGTGTGGAGAAGGCAAAAGCATTCAAAGGTGGTGAATCCCTGCGAGCGTTTTTGCCTGATAGTGGGCCTGGGTCGTTGGGTAGGTTGGACAATATTTCAATTTCAAATCTGTGAGGTGTTCAATGTTCGTAAAAAGAATTGGTTTCACGCGGCTCAGCATGCTTCATCGCGCTGATGGTGATGGTGATGGTGGTGGCAACAACGGTGGTGATAAGACTTACACCGCAGCAGAAGTTCAAGCACTCATCGAGCAGCAGACTTCTGGCTTGAAGGGCAAGAACAGTGAGCTCATTGGCAAGATCAATGAATTCACAGCCAAGATGAAGCCATGGGAAGGTCTTGACCCTGAGAATGTGCGCAAGGTGCTGACCACGTTTGACCAGAACGAGGAGCTGAAGCTGCTCGCAGAAGGCAAGCATGAAGAAGTCATCCATCGTCGCATTGAGCGTGAAGAAGCACGCTGGAAGTCGCAGCTGGAAGAAGTCTCCACACGGGCACAAACTCTTGAGGAGCAGCTGCAGGCAAGCAATGATCAAGTGCGTGACCTGATGATTGACACTTCTGTTGTGAGTGCGTTCATTGCTGAAGGTGGTCTGCCAACTGCCAAGGATGACGTTGTTCTGCGCGCAACTATTTTCTTTGATGTTGAAGAGGGGCAAGTTGTTGCTCGCGACAACAAGGGTGAGCTGGTGCGCGGCAAAGATGGCCCCATTACGATTCAAGAGTGGGTGGCTAGTCTGAAGGAGTCAGCGCCACATCTTTTCCCTGGTTCTCGTGGTGCTGGAGCAACTGGCGGCACTGGCGGCACTGGCGACATTGAAGCACGGATGGCTGCCGCGGCATCGTCAGGTGATCTCAAAACGTATCGCAAGCTGCGTGATGAGGCCAAGAAGAAATCTGGCAGTTGAAGTAAGCTGTGTGTAAACTCAGCTTTACTTTTCGGTTCTGGCGCGTACTATAGGCTGGAACCTAAAGGAAACGTCTGGCTGATTTTGTGATGGTGAGGCCATTGTAAAATCCATTGACATAATGTTACAAGGCAACAAGGCTAGGCTGCGTTGCTAGTTGGGCAAAGTGTAGTCAGACTTACTTCCCACCGCAAGGCTAGGCTGAGCGGCGATTGGTGAAAAACTTTTTCACTTTCGCTGCGAGCCACATAATCTCCAGCGAATAATTTTCAAAACGCTGAGGGATTACGACAATGGCAAACGCATGGGAAAAGGTTGATCTGATTGCCGCTGAGGCACTCACCCATATGGAAGATGCTCTGGTTATCAGCAAGCTGGCAACCAAAGACAAAACCGCTGACTTCAATACGCGCCCCAATGGCTACGCTGTTGGTGATACGGTGCGCATCAAGTCCCGTCCTGACTACCAGGCCAACGAGTTCACGAGTGCTATTGCTGTTCAGAGCATCCGTGAAACGAAGCGCAGCATGACCATTGAAAAGCACTATGACATCTCGGTGGAAATCACCGCGAAAGAAAAGGCGCTGGACATGGAGTCGTTCTCTGAGCAGGTTATCATGCCTGCTGCCTACCGCCTGGCAGAGAAGTGCGACATCTATGTGGGCACGAAGATTCTGGAAGCTGCTGGCCTGTATACCAGCGATGACCTGTTTGCTTCTGCTGCTGATATGGCTGCTGCCCGCAAGGCTGCTACCATCCAACAGCTGAACCCCACTGGCCGCTACTGCCTTGTTGACCTGTCGCTGGAAGCCAAGCTGCTTGGCGCATCCTACTTCAGCACTTACAACAACCGTGGTGACACCGGTGCGCAAGTCTTTGCGCAAGGTGCCATGGGTGCTGCGATGGGCATGCAGTTCTTCAGCTCGATCAACTTCCCGGTTGCGACTGCGTTCACTTCTGGCACGATGATTTGCCAGACCAACAACGGTGCTGGTGGCAATACCAACAACCAAATTGGCGCAACGTCGCTGACGGTTGATACGCAGACTGCCTCGCGCACTGTGAAGGCTGGTGACCGACTCGCCATTGCTGGTGTTCGCCGCCCGCTGAAAGTGCTCACCACGATTGCTGATACCAGCGCAACCACCACGGTTGTTTTGGTTGATCCGATCACTGAAATCATCCCTGACAA